AAAGTATCCAGAACGCTTTGGTCTCGAATGAGGCATTCCTTTTGGAAGAAAAGCGGACAAGCGGGAGGTGAATAACGTGAGTATTTATTACATTCCAAAAGATAAGACCAACTCGAAAACGCAAATTATGATTGCTGGATATGAGATTGCTAACCCGACATTTTCTGAAAATCTGGAACCGGTGGGGGAGAGCCAGCTTACATTGCACTTGAATTTTATCAGTAACGATTACTCCCCCAACAAGTTCACAAAGTTTTTGGATGCGTTCAATAACTTTTTACAAGAGTATAACAAGCTATAACCCAAGCTTTTTCTTTAAAAATTCTGTGGCTAATGTAGAAACAATGGAAAGCGAAACACTAGATAATTTCTTGGTTGCAGCCTTAGTTTCTTTCCAAACTTCATGATCTCTAATGGTATCGAGAAATTGATGACCATCCCAAGTCAATGATGAAATAGCAAGCTGATAAATTTCGTCTCCTGCATATGTAACGTTAGCATTAACAAATTTAGCTTCAATCATTTTCAGCAATGCGTAGACAGAAATTTCATAACCATAGCTAGAAACTGTTTCTAGTTCTTTGAAGTCGTCAATGAATATCGGCTGATTAAACGACAGTTTGCTTTCTAGCTCGAGTAAAAGATCTCTTACGCAATCTTGGTCTAGTTTCATTGGAATTCACCTCCTTCCCCTGTCATCATTCGATAGGAGGGAAGGAAAATCCTGCGAAAAGTGAGGGGAAACGTCATGAGTCAATTACAAAGTTTCAGTCTTTTCAATCATCCGATGTTCGGTGAGCTTCCAGTGCTCGTTGTCGATGGTATTGAATGGTTTGGTGCTACAGAAGCGGCTAAGTCATTAAGTTTCGGAAATCCATATGATGCAATCAAAAATCACGTTGATAAAGATGACCTAGCGGACCACGAGGTCATCGACAGATTAGGGAGAAGACAGTCTAAAAAGTTTGTCAATGAATCAGGCCTTTACAGTTTGATATTTGGTGCAGCAAAACAAGGTAACAATCCGGAGATTAGAGAGAAGGCTAAACAATTTAAGCGCTGGGTAACCGCAGAGGTGTTACCAACAATCCGCAAAACCGGCGGCTATGTATCAAACGATGATCTGTTCATCCAAACTTACTTACCGTTTGCCGACGAACAAACAAAAATGATGTTCCGCGGTGTTCTTGAAACAGTCCGCAAACAAAACGAACAAATCGCTGCTATGAAACCGAAAGCAGATTATTTTGACGCCTTGGTCGATCGAAACCTTTTGACGAATTTCCGGGACACTGCAAAAGAATTGAAAGTCAAGGAGCGGTTCTTTATTAACTGGCTTCTCCAAAACAAATTTGTTTATCGGGATCAGAAAGGGAAACTTAAACCTTATGCTCCGTATGTGCCGGAATTATTTGAATTGAAGGAGTTTGCACGAAACGGCAAGGCGGACGTTCAAACGCTGATTACACCGAAAGGAAGAGAGACGTTCCGGCTTCTGCTACAAAAGGAGGGAATAGCATCATGAACGTCCTCCCGGATGACATGAAGCTAGCTGCCGAATTGTACGAATGTTGCTACTCTTGCCTAGAGCGTGCACGTATGGAACTGCGTAGAGACAACATCGACGAAGCAGAACGCTGGATAACAGAATTTCAACGCTGCAAACGCGACTTGGACGAGCTGATACGGAAGAAAGAGGAGCACGACCGGTTGATGGAAGTCGTTGAAATGATGAAAGAACGCGGTGTTGATATTGCGGTCATTTTGAGAAAGGGGAATGAGTGATGTTGGCCAAACCGAACTACGATCATTTAACAGTTTCTGATTTTCAAAGTTTGCTAAAGTTCGAGGCGTACTTAGTGCAATTCGAAGAATTTTTCGAAGCAAAAGGAATGTACGAGGAAGCAAGATGGATTCGCCATATGAAGAAATTTATCACAATTCGCCGCAAATGTATGAAAGCAGTTATTCAGCAGAGCATGAAAAAACGGCCAGTGCCTAACACCAGCCATCATAACCAACCAGCCCGTTCAATCACAATATAGCATATTTCCTCTCCCTTTCACAAGACAGGCTGGTGCCTGTCGTCAGGTGCAGGAGCGCTGTTTCCCTATCCCCCTTTTCCAGCGTTCTTGTGCCTGACGATGTGCACTAGCACATCCGTAAGGCGATGGCGGAATAGGTAGACGCAGGGTAGGCCGGTTAGCTCATGAGGCCCGCGTGAAGCAGCGCATGCAAGGTGCAAATCCTTGCTCGCCTTACGCTACATACCTATGCGAAAGGAGGGACAAGTATGACACGGGAGGAGAAAAAACTTATCCGGTTGCGGATCATCGATTTGCTCGATCAGTGCCAGGGTTGCCCAAACCGTTATGTGACAAACGCAAGTATCCACATCTGCCCGAGCTGCCCAATCGGGCAACAGATGCAGGCACTCGGTCAAAAACTATGGAAACGCGACGAACGCGACGAGAAGAAGCGCGCGGCGGTGATCGCAGAGATTCCAAAACGGCGTCAGTGGACTACACAGGAGGAAGAATTCCTTTTGCAAAACCTCCATATGGGTTGTAGAGAGCTGGCGAAACAATTAGGGCGCACTTATAAGTCCGTTCACAACAAAATAACCAATTTGAAAAAAAGGGGGCGCATCCATGCAAGTTGAAAATCCGATGACTCGTCCGATTGTAGAAAAAAGTTCCCACTGGGGAATTGATGCTTGCGGCGATGAAATTCTCTACGGCGATGTCATTTATGAGTTCCCGGACGGGGAGATTGTACTCGAGGAAAATATTCGTCAGTATCTCACTGAAAATCTTGGCGCTACACGCAAAATTGCCGAATAAAAAACGCCTCACTGGGGAGAGTGAGGCGCACGCAATGGTGATTCCTTTGAAACAGCTACCTACATAGTACAGGAATCGCCTTCAAAAATCAAATGGAGGTGGAACGATGTCGGTTGTCTTTGCCAACACAAATGAAATGAGTCATGAGGAATGGTTGGCTGCGCGTCGGAAGGGAATCGGAGGAAGCGATGCAGCTGCCATTGCCGGTTTAAACAAATGGAAATCTCCTGTTGCGGTGTATCTTGAAAAGATTGGACAAGCCCCAGAGGAAGATGTGAGTAGCGAAGCAGCGTATTGGGGTACAGTGCTTGAGGATGTCGTCGCTCAAGAATTCAGCAAACGTACAGGTCTCAAAGTGCGGCGTAAAAATGCGATTCTACAGCATCCAGAACATTCTTTCATGCTTGCAAACGTGGATCGGCTGATTGCCGGTGAGAAGGCAGGGCTTGAATGTAAAACGGCCAGTGAATACCTCAAAGAAGAGTGGAAAGATGATGAGGTTCCGGCACAATATCTCATTCAATGCCAGCACTACATGGCTGTCACTGGTTTTGATTCCTGGTGGATTGCGGTTCTCATCGGTGGAAATAAGTTCATCTACAAAAAAATCGAGCGTGATGAAGAGATCATTCAGTATCTCATTCAGATCGAATCGGATTTTTGGAACAATCATGTTCTCAAGAAAAATCCACCGATGTTTGACGGTTCGGATGCTTCGAGTGATTTACTGAAAGCTTTGTATCCGACAGCGAAGTTCGATGAAGAGATTGAACTTCCACCTCATGCTAACGAGTTGATTGCGAAATATGAACAAGCCAAACAAGAGGAAGCCGAAGCTGCCGAACGTCGTAAGGAAGCTGAAAATCAACTTAAGGCTATGCTCGGTGATTATGAAAGAGCATTTGCCGGCGATCGTATTGTCACATGGAAAAACGTTCGTAGTAGCCGTGTTGATACCAAGTTACTCAAAGCGAAGTATCCAGAAATATATCAGGAGGTCGCCAAAGAAACGGTATCGCGGCGATTCTCCATTAAGTAGGTGAATGAATATGGCCAAATGCAAAGGTTGCGGCAAGGAAATTGAATGGATTAAAACGCCTGCCGGCAAAGCTATGCCGGTGGATATCGAGGTCATAACTGTAGTGACTGCAAAAGGCGAAGTTGTCAAAGGGCATATCCCTCACTGGGCAACTTGCCCTGCGGCACAGCAATTCAAAAAGAAATAGGAGGTTATCAGTATGGCAACAAATCAATCTCTAAAAAATCAGCTTGCAAACAAAGCAAATAAAAAAGAGGCGGCAGCGCCTACTCCAGCACAAACCATTGCGGCATATCTCAAAAAAATGGGACCGGAGATTGAAAAAGCTCTTCCAAAACACATGGACGCTGATCGCATGGCACGAATCGCTCTCACAACTATTCGAACGAATCCTAAATTGCTGGAATGTTCTGTTCCTTCTCTTCTCGGCGCGGTGATGCAAGCAGCACAGCTTGGACTAGAGCCGGGGCTCATCGGACATTGCTACTTCGTTCCGTTCAAAAATGGAAAAACAGGACAATCCGATGTGCAATTCATCATTGGCTATAAAGGAATGATTGACCTAGCACGGCGCAGCGGAAACATCGAAAGCATTTATGCTCATGCGGTTTATGAAAACGACACGTTCGAATATGAGTATGGCTTACATCCGAAGCTTGTTCATAAGCCGGCCATGACAGATCGTGGTGAATTTATCGGCGCCTATGCAGTTGCTCATTTCAAAGACGGTGGCTATCAATTCGAATTCATGCCTAAAGAAGAAATTGAAAAACGCCGTAAGCGTTCAAAAGCAGCTAATAACGGTCCGTGGGTAACGGACTATGAGGAAATGGCCAAAAAGACTGTCATCCGGCACATGTGGAAGTACTTACCGATATCGATCGAAATTCAACAAGCTGTTACGCAAGATGAAACCGTGAGAAAAGATATCACCGCAGATCCAGAGCCAGTTGAATACATCGAAGCCGAAGCATTTGAGGTTTCAGCAGAGGAAGAGGAACAGCCGAAAGAAGAGGAAAAACCAAGCAATTTTGAACAGGAGAGCTTTGATATCGAATGATGGAATACCGCATCGCGATTCCACACTGCTATACGTGGATGGCTGCTGGCAACAAGAAAACTATACATCGCCTACATCAAGGGATATATCAAGAGCAGCCATCCCGGCTTAAAGCCGGTCAGGGTGGAAGGACGATATGTGATTTGCATCAAGAATAGTTCATGCAAAAAGGAGGTGGATTCTTGGCGAATCCACAATTAGATAACGGCTTTACGCGAATTGCAAATGAGATTTTGGAAAACATTTATTCCAGGAAATTTACGGCCAATCAATTGATCATTATTTTGGTTATTTGGCGTTATACTTATGGATTCCAACGAAAAGAACACGTTTTTTCGTTAAGTTTTTTGGCCGAGGTAACGGGTATAGACAGAAAGGCAGTCAAAAGGGCGCTTGATTCGCTGATCGAAGCTAATGTCATCATAGTCGTAAAAGAAGCGGATTTTAATAACGCTAGATGTTTAGCGTTCAATAAAAATTACGACGAATGGAAAATTGACCACAGGGGGATAAAAAACACCACTGTGAGTAAAAATGACCACACCGAAGAAATGACCACTGTAGGTAAAGATGACCACACCACAGTGGGTGATTTTGACCACACCACAGTGGGTAAAAATGACCACCATATAAAGAAAATATATAAAGAAAAAAATAAAGAAAATATTAAAGAAGAAGATAGAATAGACCATTTTCAGTTAATCGCCAACAAGTTCATTCAAAGAAGAGCGCATGGCTTTGATTTATCCCCAGAGGATGAGTTAGCTATCCATAGATTGCTAGATGACAACATCCCTATAGACATCATTTTGAAATACATCGATGAAATATTCGACGAGTATGAACCAAAGCACCGGTTAGATTACATTAAAAGCTTCAAGTATGTAGAAAAGGTCATTCTCGATCGTTATTTTGGCCAAAAAGGAGAGGAGAAAAACAATGGAGGCACGGTTCACAAGCATCGCCGAGGTGTTGGCCGATTTACAAAAGAAGGTGGCAAGTCATATGAACAAATCCTCCGAGAAGCCGAAGCAGCACGACGAGCTTGGGGAGGATCATGAGTGCCCGGTCTGCCTGGATACCGAATTCATCTTCTATCGAGATGAGCGCGGCTATGAATTCGCGAAACCTTGTGAATGCCGGGAACGGAAAGCATGGAAGCGCCGGTTCAAGCAAGCACTAATTCCAGATGAGTTTATCCATGCGAATTTTGAAAATTTCAAGCGATCGACGCAGTATCAGCAAGATATGTACGATGCGACCATTAGCTACCTAAACGAATTCGCTGTTATTAAACACGAGGACGGCACGACAAAGAAAATTATGTCTGACAAAAATTTAGGTTTCATTGCCAAGGTTGGCGAACAACGATTGCGAGAGCTACCTGTTTCGGAGCGTGCATCGATGAAACAAAAGCACAACAATTTCGGCGTCGGCAAAACTCATTTACAAATCGCCCTGGCCAAACGGCTCATTAAGGACGGATTCAATGTACTTGTCGTTTCAGATGTCACGTTCATGGACGAGCTCATCCAAGCCAAAATGATGAATGATGAGGGAGAAACACTCAACAAGCTTTTGCACAGTGCCATTCATGCTGATGTGCTCGTCTGGGATGACATCGGCAAGGCGAAATGGTCCGAAGCAAAAGAAGCATTGTACTACCAAATTATCAACGAGCGATACAGAAAGCAAAAACCGATTGTCTTTAATAGCAACGAAGATCGCGGAACATTGAGTGAAAAGATCGGATATGCTGCGGCAAGCCGATTGCTCGGACAATGCGGTCCATATCTCCATGAAGTCGAAGGTGAAGATTTTCGATTGAAAGGGGCGTAAAGAACGATGACATGCGTGAAATGTGACGGTACGGGTCGGCTATACACCAAAGTAGCAAACGGCGCGTGCTTGGTGACGGCTTGCGATTGCGAACATGCGAAGCGTGCCAGACAAGAATTCGAGCGGGAAATGGCCGAATTTCGGCGCCGGCTGCGTGAAGCGAAAGAACGGTTCGGAATAGCCGTGAAGTGATGCGTAGAGGGGGAGAGGATACATGCAACCAGGGGATTGGGTGTATTGCGTAAATCCGCACGAATATGTCTTTGGATGGTTGGGATATATCGACTGGATACGGCCGCCAGAATGCAAAGTGGTTTTTGTGCGAACAAGACTAAACCAACCGGTGCGGGAAGAACGCCGGATACTATTGAGCCGTCTCGAACCTGCTGGCGTGTCTACGGATTGGACAAGCTCTGAACTGAACGCATTGATTGATTTGGCACTTGATACACGTGACGAGGAATGGTTTTACGAACTTGCTGCCCGGAAAGGGGGTGAACGTGTTGATACTGTATAACAGCGTAAAAATGATGCAGGAGTTAAAACGCCAACACGTCATCCGCCAGCTCATCGAGATGGGCATACACGAGTATGAAGGACGGGAGATCGGGGAGCTGGATTATGATCGGTTGAAATATATCCTTGCGCTAGCAAGGTTAAAAAACTAACACGCTCTAAAACTTCAAATTTTAGCCCGTATGGCGTTTTTCTTGTGAGGGTAATAAAAGTATTTGAAAGCGAGAAAAACGCCGTACAGGGCAAAAACAGGCGTCTATAAGCCTAGCTGGAGGGAATGAGATGAACCGATTATGGGACGTCTTTTTGACGGCTACAGCAATTGTATGTGTCACAGGCATAGTAGTTCTCCTGATAGTCTTGGCGTATTTGGTTTTTTAACTTGGAGCACGTGGAGTACATTCGATTCATTTACGAATAAGAGGTGAAAATTCATGAATTTAGCTAAACTTTTCGAAATGCAACGCCGGCTGGATGAACAACAGGAGATATGGAAAGACATTCCTGGGTTTGAGGGTGAATATCAAGTTAGTAATTTAGGTTACGTAATTGGAGAGAGACTAACCCTAAATTTTTCACTACAACTAAACTAGCGAAATTATACGGTGTTAAACATTACCATATTTCTCGGATTTGCGAATTCAAAGCATGGAAAACAGTAATTTAAATGGGGGGATTGGAATGAATATCAAAAAATTATTTGAGTTACAAAAGCAATTGGATTTACGAATCGAAAAAGAGCATCCGCGGAAACCTGGCGAAGATCGGTTAGCAAAGAAAATCCTTGCGTTGATGGTGGAGCTTGGTGAACTTGCGAACGAAGCTAGATTTTTCAAATATTGGAGCCATGACCAGGCGCCGAGAACAAAAATTGAATATATATGCCCGACTTGTAACGGAACTGGCGATGAAAATTATGATAGTTATATTGACGATCTCGAAGGTGGTTACACGCACGAAGTCATTAATTGTGAGGATTGCGGGGGAACGGGGACTTTAGGTTACAAAAATCCACTCCTTGAAGAATACGTGGACTGCCTGCATTTCATCTTATCGATCGGAAACGACATCAACATGAATGAAGTGTATGAAGATTATGAACCAAAGCCGTTGTATTTCGGTGACGGTGATATT